GGGGGTGTAAGGGGGCGTAACCCCCTTGGGGGTTTTAGGGGGCGGAGCCCCCTANGGGTTTAAGGGGGCGGAGCCCCCTTTTGGCGCCCTAATTTAGGGAGGCGGAGACTGTTTAAATAAGTTGAGACTTAAAGGAACAGACACCGAGTTTGAATTAATGGGGCCTTGCCCTTTATTTCTTTATTCATATTTGTATTTAAGGTCAAAGTTTACTGTAGGTTCAGGGGGGCACCATGGATAAAATGGTGGATCTAGTATAAAAAGTCTTTGTGGTCTTTTCCAGATTTGTGCGTCTAGTTTTTCTTGTTCTTGTTCTTTTGGTGTCATTCTTCTGTTTTTTTGTGGTGGTTCAAAAAGATATGCTTTTTGAACACATTTTGTTATTCTGATAGATGTGATGTTGTTAATCGCTGGAGCTTTCGCTGGAGCTTTCTCTGGTGTCGCTTGAGGAGCTTGAGCTTCTTGAGTAGTGGTGTTTCTGCTTCTTCCTCGCTCGATGTCGTCTGTGTTTTTTCTTTTTGTTGGAGTATTGGGACGTTGAGTTTTGATCCATCTGTGAACATAAATGTTTCAGGTTTAATGTCTTCACATATTCTTTTTTGAGCAGTTTTTGTAAGAATTTGTCGTCTTTCGTCGAAGCAGTATAAGTATTCTGATTTGTTTGTGTTTGGATTCTGGATTTTACGTCCTTCAATGATTTCAGTGGGGATGGGAAAGTGTGGCTGGTTACAGGGGTCTTTGACTTCTTCCATTGGTGCTGGGCATCCTCCCCACTTAAAAAAAAAGTCATAAAAAGCATTGACTTGAACACTTTCTGTTTTATCAAATTGATATGTTCCTGGGCCGGAGCTACATAGTGTTGATATAGAGTTTAATTGATAATCATTTTTTGGATACCAGTGTAGTTTGTCTGTTTCTGTTAGTTGGTCTTCTTCAGGGAAGACAAAGGAGGGGTTAATTGGTATGTATGCTGGGAGTTTTGGTAGTATTTGATCTGTTTTAAATATATAATTGTAGTTTATGCCTATTTGATTTATTTGTTTAAGTTTTAGTTGCCAATCTAGCCATCCCCAAGGTAGTAGCCAGCAGGGATAGCCTGAGTTATATAGTAGTTTGTTGTCTGGGGGATCCCAGGCTTTTTTTTTAGCAATGACATTTGATAAAAAGTATGCTTCATTTCCGTATCCTTTATCTTTGTAGGGATTGTATCTACATTCTTGAAAAACTGGTTCATCTAATATGGTTGTATTACTTATAGGGTTGTTTAAGTCTGTGTCTTGTATGGTTGTTGGGTTTTTGCTTGATATGAAAAATCTTACTTGTTTATTTGCAAAGTTATAATGGAATGGGTTTCCCCAGTTTTGTTTTTCGTGTAATGCTTTTATTTGGTTACTTGTAGGTCCTGACATATCTATTGGTGCTAGTCCTTGTTGGTATTTGTGAGTGTTTCCTAAATATATCATGTGCATCCATGTTAAGTTTTGTGTTGGTGTTCCATTATATGTTCCATAAAGGTAGACTCCGTCTTTTGGTGTGTATCCTACTGTGGAGTCTGTGTTTTGAAAGTTGGGGTTTGAAAATAGTCTTGTGTTAACGGACCAAAAGCTTATATTGTTACTTAGGTGGTTGTTTGATAGCCAGTAATTGTTAAGGTTGCATATTGAAGTTGTTATTAGTAGTAGGCCTGTGTTACATATTTCTTGTTGAAAGTACCAGTGTGATTGTAGCATTGCTGGTGGTCTTATTCTTTTTTTTACGTATGGTTTTTTGTGAATTTGTTTATTATATCTGTGTACTACAATTTTTTTTCTGCCTTGTATTAGTCTGTGTGGTTGTGAGTTTAGGTGTTGGTCTTCTGTGTCTGTCATAGGGTAGCATATTGAGTAATGTACTATATAGTCATAGTATTCTTGTCTATAAAATTTAAATCTACATCCACAGTATCTAGCAAATGGTAACCCATTGTTAGTTTTTGTCCATACATTGTTTAGTCTTTCCCATTCTTCATATAATGCTCCTAAAGAAAATACCATTATGCTCCAAGTTCCACCTCCACCTTTGTGTGAAGGTATATATGAGTCTTGGTATTGAGCATAGTTAAAACCTTGTCTATCTTTTCCTCCTTGTATAAGAGGAATTGTTCCTTTTATGTGGCATTTTTTAATTACAGTTGGTTGCCACTCATATATTTTAATTTTTTTAAGTTTCTTTTTAATACGTCGTCTTCTTACCGTGTGTCGTCTCCAAAATCTTCTTCGAATAAACGGTCGAGGTCTCCTTCGTCTATATTGTCTGCGTCTCCATCGGCGGCGTCTGTATGTTGGTCTTCTCCAGTTGTTCCATCTGTAGTAGTTGTAGGGAGGCATTTTTGTAGTTTTTGTAAATCTTCTTTTTCAATGTTTAGTTGTGGGGCATTATGTGCTAGTTTCCAAATAAGATGTTTGATGGGTTCGTCGCAGCCACAGAAGTTGTCATGAAAATGGATGATTTCATTTATCCAGTTGTTTTCTTTTTGGCGGTGTCCGTAAGGAGTTGGTTTCCAAAAGGTAAAGGACATATCTGTAAAATAAATAGTTTTAAGTTTCTTGCCCAGTCCGCCAGACCGACTTTGCCCGAATTGCCCCTTGACTACGGTGGTTTCACTCACCTTCGGCACCCGCCCTAAGTCAGCCTGGAGTCACTGTGGTGTTCCAGTCTCCGTCTGGCGGCATAAACTCAGCCATTCGGAAGTGTAGTTTGTTATATAGGTAATTGGCTCCTCCCCGGAATGACGGTGATTATTAAATAATGTAATGAATATTTATGAGTAAAAAGGGAAGTATTGTAAAAAAGGGAAGTATGTGACGGTTTGTGGTCGGCAATTTAAATTAGGTGGTTTTCCTGTTGAATATTAATAA